CCACATTCTAAACCTTCTAAGAAACAAGCTCAAGCTACGATGATGCGTGAAATGTTGCAAGCTGTTTTCATCGCATTTGATAATACTAAAGAAGGAGGAGTCCCCTATGAGAAATATATTAAGCAAATGATAACGACTTTGTCAATTAAGGAGCAGAATTTGTCAGCAATTGATTTGGGAACTATGTCAGATGAGACTGTTCGTGAGTTGTATTTTAAATCTCGACTATTTTTTTTATCTAATGACTCAATGTTGCACAAGTTCTTTTTGACTCGAGTTAAAGGCGAGAGAACTTACTTTCCGGATTGTATGGATATATTTGGTCGTGAGTCAGCAAAGAATATGACTGTGAATATATCCATTGGTTTTACGTGGACTCGTGGAGGTGCTCAATTGCTCCATGATGCGATGCATGGTGATCGGTTTGATAAGTATCGTAGAGTCAGTTTACAAGGTGATTCCCCTGATAATGTTTGTTGTACGTATGAGCGTGTTAGTGCTGGTGATATGCTTGTTGGTTCTGGTGATATTAAATCTCTTGATACTTCGATTACGGCCATGCCTTTGTTGCTCTATCTTATGTTTGCGCAAGTTTGGGTACAACGTGATGATGCTGATCCATCCTATCGGATGTTTCAGTATATTCTAGAGAGTTGTGCAGAGCAGCTTGCTGGTAAGACTGTACGGTGGATAAAAGATTTCATTTTGTTAATTGGGGTAATGCCGTCGGGCTCTCTAGAGACTTCTCATGGTGACTCGTGGGTTGTGGGTGTTGTTTATTGGTTGGCGTATGTATTTAACGTCATGGAAAAACAGACACCACTAATTCGTAAGTTAATTTGGGATGCATTGTGTAAGCGATTTATTAGTATTTGGGTTTATGGTGATGATTATCTTAAAGTTTACCCTAAAAATCTTCGTGATTACATTAATGTTGAGAGTTTTGCTCAATATTTGTTGATCTCACATAATATTCAAATGAAGAATTTTGAAGAGTTTACTTCGGTTAAAACTTATTTGAGAGTAGTTAATAATGAAGTGTTGAGTCATGTTTATACAGGTCCTAGTTATTTGAAAAGACATTTCATTGAATCAGCAAATTTTAATCTTGAATTTCATAACCCAACAATTGCGCTAGTTGTTCCTTGGCGTCCTTTTCCTCAATATCAATGGCGTGCTGGAGTTCCTCGTGATCGTCATGCACCGATATATTTGAATCTTTCGCGTCTTATTGGTTTAGCTTATGACACGTTAGGAATTGATCCTGTTTCCTATCATTATTTGTCATTTCTTTATAAGCATTCATGGGACTATAGTGAGAAAATGGTTGGTGCAAATTATCTTACAGCTAATATGGCTAGATGGCTTGAGGAAGATATAAAATATCTTCGGAAGATAAATTTCAGAGTTGAACATTCAAACTTTCCTTCTCGAGAGGAATTGCTCAAACTCTGTACCACTGTTCGTAGTTATCACTACCCGCCTGGGGTAGGTACTTGGCAGACTCATTTGAAAGATAATGAATGGTGGTAAATGTCTTGTTTCCCTGAAGCACTGAAAGAATGTGGTTACTAATTGTAAGGGATTGCGTAGAGTAGATGTATTGTTGAACTACGCAACAAGAAA